ATTGCTCCGCCACCTCCGAAAATATCATAAACCGGCTTGTCTGTGCCAAAATTCTGTTTGATAATTTCAACAATCTTCTTGCTTATTTTTTTCTTACTTCCTTGATACGGTAGCCCAATAGGTCTACCTTTTCTAATTTTCTTCTCGTCTAACTTAAGCATTATTTATTGCCTTTCTAGTTTGATATGTTTTTAACCATAAACAATTTCTCACATTTATCATTTCTTTGTCCGCCTTGAATAGTGCTACGTGCTTTGTCAAAAGAATATACAGACTCAAAGCGTTCATCCGAAATTGAATAGCTAGAAATTATCACGATGTTATTTTTAGCCATTTTAAATGCCCAGTCGTAAAACTCTTGACTATCGAAAGAAGAACTGACACCCTCGTATCCCTCTTGTCTCGTGCCCTCATAAGGCGGGTCAAGATATAATATAGCTCCAGAAACTTTGCTAAAGTCTTGATAACTTTTATTCGTTGTTTTTACTTCTTCAAGTCGTTCAAGTTGTCCAAGTCGTTGAAGTTGTTGAAGTTGTTCAAGTTGAACAAGTCGTTTAAGTTGTTTGTACTTTTCAATCGATCTCTTATATGTTTCGGCCTGTTTATAGCCGCTAAAAACGTCATGTTTTTCAATTATTTCTTTAGCAAGATTATATTTCAAGTCTGAAATTCCTCTAGGATATAAATAATATTTCTTTTGATTACCGAAAGAGTTAATCAGCAACTTTAAAAAATCATCTGTTGTCTTGTTTTCTTTCGCCTTAATCTCGGTAAACTTTGTACGTGAAATAATTAGCGTTTTTATCCATTCACGGTCTTTAGAGATAACTCGTTCAAAAGCGTTGGTTATATCCTTGTCTAAGTCGTTATAATGGACTTCTAAACCATTTAAAACACATTCTGCTGTAATTGCTCCACCACCTCCGAAGATGTCGTATATCGGCTTATCTGTTCCAAAGTTCTGTTTGATGATTTCAACAATCTTCTTACTTATCTTCTTCTTGCTTCCTTGATACGGTAGCCCAATAGGTCTACCTTTTCTGATTTTCTTCTCGTCTAACTTAAGCATTATTCCTTGTCTTTCTAATTTGGTAAAATTTATTCCATTTTTCTATAAGTTCCAGCAACTTAGGTTCATCATATTCGGTAAACAGTTCAACCTGTGATGTAAACCAGCAGTGCAAACAGCGATCGCAACTATAACAGATATTCACGTATCCCCTGCATCCTTTGCAAACTCCTAAGCCGTCACTCGTTGGGATATCGAAGCAATGGCAATACCTTTCGTCGTTAAAGTATTTACTCATCTATTTTCTTCCTTTCGTTTTAATCAGGTCAACTAATGCAAAAAAAGCATATAGTCCAATTCCGACTAATGCTATTATAATAATTTTACCAACTACTGATTCAATACTCATTTATTTCTCCTTTATTCTATATACTATTATAAGCTATTTTCTTTTAATTATCAAGCGAAAACTCACATAAACCACTAATAAAATAATTGTTATTATAAATAGCGGCGGAATAAATACAGTCACTGCAAGCCAAATAATAGACACTAAAGTACAAATCATGATTTTAAGTATTAGTTTACCAGCAGAAGTATCTTGAAAAGTTATATCCTCATCTGATGATGAATCATCTTCTTTTAAATTACCGTAAAATATTTTATCTTCATTTACTTCGTACTGGTTTCTACAATAATCACATTTACCATTAGTTATTGAGCGACTTCCACAGGTTTGGCATTCAATTAGTTCCATTATTTTACCTCTTTCATTTGTTTAGATTATTATATCAAAAAAACTCTAAGCTGTAAAGCCTAAAGTTTCAATCTATTTTGTGCTATAAGTCCATTTAAACTTCCTTTATTTGTATGATATAATCCAAATGATTATTATTTTTTACTGCAAAAGCCTTTCTACAATCTTGGCATTCAAATAACACACAGTCATCGTTGTAGTCACAACTAATCACATTTTTGCTATCACAATGAGTGCACTTTATAATATTATTCATTTTTTCATTACACTCTTCTGAACAAACCATAGGC